TCATCCTCTTCGGCTACTTCTGCATCACCTTCCTCTTCATTGTCTGCAAAGGTCCATTCCTGATACAGAGCATTGTAATCTGAAGCCTTCAAGTTCTTGTACTCAGAAATATGCACATCGTACTGGTCCTGATCTTCGGACTCGGTAGCCAGAACTACAATGTTACCCGAATACGTTTCCTCATCAAACGGAGAAGGAAGCATATGATTATTCATCAAATCAGGATTGTCACATGCACATGCGAATATCGAAAGCCATTGAGTTTCATTCAACGGATCCTGGATCTTTCCTTGAAACTGAAACTCTGGGGACTTGTACTTTTTCCGAATCCATTCCAGGACATCTGTGGTCTTTGCAGGGATCTGAATATCAGAAACCGTACCGTTTGCGGCAATTGAAACGCCGTACGTCATCTTTAAGTGTCTAGAGCTATGAAGGTGTAAGTTCGTTTTTAAAACGGATTTTCTCCTATAATAAGTACTTACATCACCAAGATGTCTTACGTACCACCGCATTTGCGAAATCGCAAGGAGAAGCAGCCACACACTATGAAGGAAACTAAGATCGTTGAAACCGAGTTTCCTGCATTTGTATCAAGCCATACGCCCATGGGTAATTTCAAGGGGCCAAGTTTCCTGTCGAAGATCACCGACACCCCCAAGGTAGATACGGTGGTTCCCACAAAGGAAATCTTAATTCCTACAACACGACTAATGTATTCGCGTTACGATAAGAAGTACGATGAATACGATGACGAAGAGGAGGAAGTACACCCTGAACATGAACCAGTTCCAGCATCTAAGACTGAAGATGATGGTTGGCATACTGTAGAGCGCAAGATTCGGGTAAAGCGCGACAAGGTTCAGGAAGCGCTGGATAATGATGATGCTCCTCTAGAGGAAGATGAGGATGAGTCGGCATGGGACGAGCAACCTGAAGAGTACGAAACCTACTGGGATGAAAGACGTCACTAAATTAAATTACGGCTTCCAGTAGATTTAGTTAAGGAAGGAGAACTAGTTTCAGGAATCAAGCTTCGACTTCCAGTAGACCTAGTTAATGAAGGAGATGAACTTGTCGGTGTAGAAGCCGCTGAAGTTTTTAAGTTTAAGCTAGGTAAGGAAATATTCGATACACCACTTACAACACTACCGCGCATCCACATTGCAAAATTACGAGCTTTATCGTTCAGGGTAAGCAGAACTGCCACCTGATCGTTATAGGCGTACGCAGCATAAATAGCCAGCCCTATAGCTATCATCATAAGCAAAACATTCAAAAGCGCAAACCATCCGTTATAAGCTGCCTGCGTGCGTGTCCAGTTGAAAATAGAGCCCATTATCCCGCTATTGTTACGCTCACTAGTTTGGACACTGGATACATCGGCTCTAGACACAGGTTTAACGAACTTACTACCTTTTTTCTTATCATCATCAGCTTTGTTTGAGCGAATGCGCATGTAAATCTTTCCGTCGTTAGGCATTTGAGGACCAGGTAACTGCTGACCGTTATTGAAATAGACTTGGCGACTTCCTAGCGGCTGGACACCTACTGAAGTACGTTTCGCTTTTTTCACTAGTAAAGCAAACGCGTTCGAATCAATGTTGATCATGGATCCAAACACAATAACTTGAGAAGGATTACAAACAAGATTGGTTCCTTGATACGAATAAAATGTAGCATTCGGTGGAACCATCATACTTAACGACCAGTTGTTCAGTGTAACTTCAGTACGTTGTCCAGTGACCGCATATGGAATAAACTTGTTCAAAAAACTAGTGGATTGAGTTTCGGCAGGGTTAACACGAATAAGTGATGAAATTGTCAGATGTTTACCTGTAGGATTCCTGAATAATGCCTGGACTTCAGCGTCAGCCTGGATGTTTTCAATAGTGTGACTGCTTGGATGAGTCACAACTAAAGCATAACAAGAATAACCTTCCCCGTTGAATTTACAAGTACCCAGATTTGTCTGACTAGATAAAACTAAAAATTTCTCACTTTCGATAGCTACATACCCATTCGTCGCATATGCGTCGTCCATCACAAGATCGCACAGACTGTCGCATGGCTGAGCTGTAGATTGTGACAAATTAATCGGGCTCGGATTTTGAGCCTTAGAGCAGTCGCTCATTTGTAGTTTGGCGTTATTTTGTATCTTGGGAATAATCAATGGACCCAGCCGCTGCTGCAATCATAGGTGTTCAAGTCGCACTTCTAGCTGGTCTTGGTATTTATACGGGATGGACCGTTTCCAAAAATGCCCCAGTCGGAGAGTACAATTCCAAATTCTGGTGGAATGTGGCACGAACAGTTGTGGTGTTCCTACCGATGGCATTAGCATGGTTCAGCCTGTTCTCCGGCATGTTTTTACAAGCTATTGATTTGGTTCTTCCGGTAATTGTTGGAGTAGCAGCTGTGGGACTAAATTTTGCTATAGATTTCGGTGTATCTTCTGGCAGTTTTGCCGTCCTATGGTCGTATCTAGTTTTCCCATTGTTTTGGCTTCTGCGCCGAGTAGGATTGATGAAATGAAAATAAAAGGCAGATTAGATTAATGGCAGCAGCAGCAGCTCCCGTAACTTCTTACGAGGGTATTTGCGATTTACCCCTGAATGTGTTCGGGTACTCTTTCAAGACCCGTTTATTTCCTTCCGTGATTGTGTTCACGTTAGCGATTGGATGGTACTACCTCAACGGTCTTTTTTACAAAGGAGGCACGACAGCTCTGTATGCTCTTGTCCCCTTCTTTTTTGTACTTATATTAGCCGGTGCCCAATCTTACGTCATTATTAAACAGCCCCAGTGTCCTCCAGTTCCTTGGTGGGGAATTCTAGGAGCTTGGGCAATTGGAATTTTGTGTGGAACGATTGGGTACTGGTCAGCTTGGGCAGCTACCGGAAAACAGGGCGGTATAACTTCCGTCGTGACGACAAGCGATTCATTCACGACCGAGTATTTCAACGATACGACAAAATCATTTATCTTTAGCGACAAACCTACTACGAATCTTAACGTTAGTTCATCGGGTATTGGTGGCATGATGTCTTCGGGCGGAGAAAAGTGCACGGCTCCAGCTGCTAACGCTGACCAGACGTTTGTTGTTGATTTATACAAAAATGGTAAGCTCATTACCCAAGCTATTGGGGAGTAATTGCGCGCATAGCATTGCGAAGAATACGATGGTACCCGATCATCTGGGTACCACTGTGGCGCTCACTTCCTATTAAGCTACCATCAGCCCTTGTCGCTACTACAACAACCGTAGGAACAACTTGTACTTTTAATTGACTCGCATATCCAGCAACATCCATATGCGTATCTACACTCACCCACTTCACGTCCGGAAACTCGGTACGAAGTAGCTGAAGAGCCGGTTTAATGACCTGGCACGGTCCACACGTCTTTGACCAGAAATGATAGACTGTCACACTCATTCTTCTTTGATTATTGTAGTTCCCTCTGAGATTAAATGATTAGCGCTGACGAGTCTGTATTCGGTCGTACGAGAAAGTTTATGCTTTACTAGCTCAAATCCCTTCTTTTTCAGTGTCTTAGACAGAGCTGATACTAAAGCAGCATCTACGGCCGCCTTATCCATCTTATCCAGATTTGCACGGCACCATGTATGAATTGCACTATCTGCAATGGGAGGGCCCATGAGAGTTAGAGGCATACCTTCAATTGCGACCTGAGTATTCGTGGTAATCACCTTAACTTCGGCTTCAGGATTCAGAACTTTCGTTGCCATTCTATCAACAATAGCATTGTTCACGCTATTGTAATCGGTTCCGCCAGTATGAGCATCCACATGAATAATCAGAAAGGAATTGAACTTTGAAAGACGGGTAGATGTATCTTCAATCAAATCACGATGACACACGTCCTTGTTTGTCGAAGTCTTCCAGTTCTTGGAAATCCACGAAGGAAGCCATTTGGTCAAGCAGTTCTTTGAGTAATCAGAATCAGTCATGATCTGAATATCCGTATCGTACGGAAAGTTCTTCTCAATAATTTGAACTGCCTTGGAAATCGCCATCAGTTCACCACGCTGATTGGTTTGCTGTTGATCTGCAGGAATCACTTGGGCTTCAGAAAAGTCCTTGTGATCTGGAAACCATACGCCCCAAGATGCACGAGCACCTTTCTTACCATTATTCTCACACGCTCCATCGGTAAATACTACAACCTTCATTTTATTATCGGATGATGTACGAAAGTCGGAATTCGTTTTGTAATACATCGGCTATGTATAGCTGGTTGAATTAGGGTAGGGTCTTCAACGTGAAACCATACGCGACACTTGAAAGAACGTTGTTCCAAAGAACGACGAAGCATTTGCTGGCATGAATAAGTTAGGAACTCGGCATGCCATATAATCAGAATTCTGACTCTTGTAGCCTGTTTAGCTGGGATTTGAGAGATCCATGTATCAAACCATGGAGAAAACGATTCGGCCGAATTGATGTCTGCAGCATCCACTTCTGAAAACTCACACTGGTGTCCGTACTTTTCCTTGTACGCAGACCAAAGCTTTAGTGTTTCCACATCATTCAAAGGTTCAAATAAAAAGTAATGTGGTGGGGGGAACACCAACATCTCCATTAAGGTTCATGTTGACTCCCGTTTAGATTACTCAGTCTTAGGCGCTGCCAGAATCTTCTTAATCGGAATATCCGTAGAAACAATGTACAGACTGTTTTCGGTCATCACGATATAGCAGGTTTCACACTTGAACACAGACTGGATCGTGGACGTGTACTCAGAATCCGACTTGACTAAAAACTTCTCAGTTTCACGAACGCCAATGCAGCACTTCTTGTCTACGCTATCCTGGTAATAGTCTAGGTAAATCGGGCGATCCTCCGTCATAGATACCTGCGCCGCACGAAGCAGGACGCTGGCGGGAGGCACGGACATTTATTTAAACAACGTCTTTGAACTTGAATCTACTGAACGCATTTGAGGGCGTCTTCCAGCTTGAAACGCGACCGCATATTAAGACTTGGAAGGTCGGGGCGAGGAATATCAAGAACAGACTGGATGAACTTATTCATCAAGGTCCTCAAATCCTTAGCTGCTTCCGGAAGAATCTTTGCCGTTTCAAAGAGGAAGTCAACATACTGCGTCGTGTTTTCCTCGGACTGTTCAGTTTTTGGTTGCTTGGCCATTCCCGTCAAATCAGATGAAACGTGAGTCATACATTCACCCACTGTCTTCTCTTCGACCAGCTCCCGCACGAATAGTTGCGTTACGAACCTAGCATACCCTCGGCGCTTATCTTTGAGCTTCATCCACTCAACGACCTTGTCCGCAAACCCTGCCTCTTCAGACGAAGGATAGGTCAATGTATTATTCATATTGTAAAGCTTGGGGAACATCTCGGTCTGAACCAGCAGGTCGTCACGAATATCTGGAATATCGGAAACAAGTTTCTTGGCACAGTCTGCCATTAGAATAGCATATCCTGACTGCGAAATCGCCATATCGAAAAGCAGAGTCGTGACACGGAGCCTGAAAATCTCGTCGCGCTTCTTGATATTCTGAACAACTTTCTCAGACAGTTTATCAAGAGTACGTGGAGCAATCTTGTTCAAAGACCCAAACACTTCATCGTACTCTGGATCATCACGCTCCTTGACTCGACGCACAGCTTCAACAAGAGCGTTCTCACGCCAATTTTCTGCTGGCTTAGTACGGTATGGAGCCTTTACGGGTGGACGGTAAGGCTTGAATGCTACTGGTGTTATGCGCAGCTTGGCAATGTTATCCTGAACGATCTTCGGCAGAGAAAGCTTCTCTGCAAAACGAACCCCGTACACTTGTGCAACGGTAAGGCTCATTGTATACTATAAGATAGTTTGAAACTACGAAAAACGAATCCATTTTAAAGAATCACCATAAAGAGTATAAAATGGGGTCAGTTATAGAGACCACAAAACTCCAGTATTCCTGGATTTTGTGGTATCATGATCCCAACAACAAGGATTATTCTTTGGAAAGTTACGTCAAGATCGTAGACGTTTCAACCCCCCAGCAGTTCTGGTCGGTTGTGGACATAATTTCCAAGGAAGCTTGGGAGTCCGGAATGTTCTTCTTTATGCGCCGAGGATTCAAGCCTTTGTGGGATGTTCCCGAGAATGAGGCGGGTGGAGCATGGTCCAAGAAGATCGAGGATAAGGTTGTGCACAGTACATTTATCAACCTAATGGTCCACTGTATCACCAACGAACTCATGATTCACCGAAAAGAAACACTTGTCGGAATCGCTATTTCCCCAAAAGGTCCGTTCTCAATCGTAAAGATCTGGAACACAACTACCACTGTATCCGATAGTGCGTTTCTTAACCCCGGAATTGAAAACTTTAAGATCGGTGACGATGTTACGTACACTCCCCACAAAGCAAGACCTAAGTAAAAAACCAGTTAAATATAATGGGAAACAAGCAGACAATATTAAAGGGAGGTGCTGCG